CATCAATTGACCGCGTTTCATTGTTCCAGCTTTAGTGTCCTGCCTATGATTAGGAGAGATACTTTTCTTGGGATAGTAAAGGTCGTGTGGACCAAGAACACTGCGAGCTATGTCTTTCTCAAGATCAGGAAGGTCCTGGATTATATATTCAAATATTTTTCCGGAGTACTTCCACGAAAGACCATCTGTAGCTGCACTGTAATCGACACTAATCCATTCTTCATCACCTTTAAGTCCTTTTTCTAAAGGAAGACGATAAAGATCCTGAATGTCAGTGGGACTCAGGGGACGGCCAACTAGTCGATAACATTTCATATGCCGTATTGAAGTATGCATAGCCTGTTGGAGGCGCTTCATACAATAGTACTCAAGGGCAGGACCTTTGGAAATTACTCGGACCTTCATAGGCTCGACAATTCCTTGGATCATGGCACCAAGAGTCTTATTAAACAGTTTAGAACGGTACTCTCGAAGAGAGTCCTCCCAATCAATCTGTTGTGCATATGAGACTGTTCTTGTCTCAACTGTAATATTATTTCGAATTCTAAAATCTCGCAAAAGTTTTGGAGTGAAAGACATTCGATACAAATCTGTACTAATACTGTAATATTCCTTTGTGTCAAAAGGACGACCATTGACAATACTCTTAATAGAACCAAAAGCTCCATTATTTGAACGGGTATTCTCAAAACTAGCAGATAGACTAGCCGGACGATCACTGAAATCTTTCTTATCTTTAAGATAGTACTCGGTAATTCCAGCACGGACCTTATCTAAATGCTCAACGAACTGCTCGTTTTCCATTATTGAATGGATAGTAGTTTCGTTACCGTCATCCTCTTTAGTCAGAGTAGCGAGGTGTTTTCTATAATTCTCATTGATGAGATCCTCACTAGCAGGCAAACAAGAACGCTTAGCCTGCATCCAGCTAAACCACAAATGTGTATTTTTATTATTGTAGTTCAGGAGACGATTTTTCATAAAACGTCTCAATGGGCCCTTAGGGACAAAAGGACCACAATCAGGATACTCTGGTAAACCATTACGAAGATATTTAGCGAAAGGGTAGGAGAGCAGGAATTTTCCTCGCTTCAACCAAACCGTTTCACTAGGTGATCTATCTAAGTAATCATGCACTTGGTTAGCCAAGGCGACGCGGATAGTGTCATGGACCATATGATGGCCAAGTACAAGATCTAATCCACGAATTAGGGCGTTAGTCCTATCAACCAGAGAAGTGCCAGCGGACAAATGACTGGCAAAACCCTCTTCACACCCGGGAAGAGGCTCGGGGTAGGTCATCCTACCATCGACGCAAGCGCGGGAACCCATTATTTCCATCAAATAGTGACGAAGTATGTAGGTGCGCCTACTTTTACTCAAGTTTTCACAGATCTA